GTGTTGAATTCTTGCGGAGTTATATAGCCTCTCTGCTCTTTATTAGCTATAGCTAAAACTCTTAGATAAACTGTATTTATATTTACTGCCATAATTTCTTTTTATATAGTTTGTGGCCACCTACAAAGATGACCACATCCTATAAGTGACTAATTATTTTAATCGTTTTTCTATGTTTTTGAAAACTTCCATACCTTCATCGGTTTTAAACCAAGCTGCTAATGCAGAGTAAGGATGTTCGTCAAATGGTACTGACATAAGCTTTCTGTCTGTTTCACCGTAAGTAAATACTCTTTGGTCTGAAGATAGTCTTATAATACCTTGGTTAGTAGCTTTTACGCCTATGTTTCTCAGCTCTACATTTTCGTCTTGAGCTAATTCAATAAATAACATAGGGTTTCTTTTGGCAAATACTAAAACATCTCTTTTTAGCTCCGTACTACTTAATGCATCTACTTTTGAACCATATTCAACTCTTAATATAGCTTCAATTTGCTCTATGTCTAATTGTTTAGCCAAAATTAGAGCTTCTATTTCCATTTCAATATAATCAAGTTCATTTTCTGACTCTTGAACTGGGTTGTACTCGTAGTACAATTGATCCTTTAAAGGATGATATAGAGATAACAGTTTTTGAAGAGCTACTTGTTGTTTTGGTACGAATAGTTGACCATCTCTGAAAGCTATCCTACCTAAAGTGGCTTCACCTTTTTGTTCATCTACAAAAGGAGAGTTCATGTTTGTAGCATATCTTAACTCTCTTTGGATTTCTTGCTCTTCATCAAACCATAATAATGGTCTTTTAGCGCTATGTTTAGATAGTATAGTGAATACCAAAGGTCTTTTGTCTCCTGTTAAAAAGTAAGCTCTGTCTCTTATTTCCCATTTAGGTTTTTTAGGTTTTTCTATTACTTGCTTTGGAGCTGTAATAACTTCTTGTTCTATAAAAGCCTCAGCTTTCGGTGCAGCCTTAGCCGCTTTTGTTTTTTTAGTTGTCATGATATAATATAATTTAAAAAGTTTAAAAAGTAAATATTACCCCCGTTATTGATACGAGGGTAATTATTTACATTAGTTTTACTACTATGCTTGAGTAGATTTCAATAATACGAAGTTGTTAGCAGCTTGTACGCATAACGCTCTTTCAGATAAGAAATGAACATTCATTTCATCTGCAGCGCTAGTGTAGTTTCCACCAACTGAACCAGTAATCCAAGACTTCATCTTACGATCATCAGCTTCAGAAGCTCGGTAACGTACGTGCAAGAATGGTCTTGCAATGTTTTTACCTAAATTCTGATCGTAAACAGTTGAAGTTCCCGCTGGTACAACAATACCATCGATGTCTGCGATCAATCCTCGAGTAGTAGAATCGTTTAAGTATTTCCAGTCAGTTTTGTAGAAGTCATAAGAACCTCTTCTAAAACCAGAGAAACCTAGATTTAAAGCCATATCTTCAGAGTTGTTGAACACTCCGTAAGAAGTACCACCAGTTCCGTAAGAATTTTGAGCAGCTAGCATGTTGTCGATAGATAAAGAAGTAGCTCTATCTAAGAAAAGCATGTTTTCTTCAATAGCTCCTTGCTTATCTAACTCAGCTAAGATGTCATCAAATTCAGCAAGACCAGCTCCTGAAGCAGCACCAAAGTTAGCATCGTTGTAGATTATACCTCTTGTTTCAACAGCTTCGAATAAACCTTCGCTACCTCCGAAACCTGCACCACCAGCAGAACCAGCAGCATTTCCTGTGTCTTTAACAGCTTCAACCATCGCCATTTCTAATTGATCTTCGAAACGTAGACGAGCTTCGTGCTCAGACTTTAAGTACCATAAGTATCCAGAAGCACCGTTTTCGCTAGTTACTTCAACCCAACCGATTTGAGCAGTATCAGAACCATTTACTGTATACTTGTCTCTAAGTATAATAGGCTTGTTACTGAAAGAAGTAAATTGAGCGTCTACGGATTTTCCTCCGTCTGCGCTACCTTTTTTAAACTCAGAACCATATACGAATAATTTAGCACCTGATACACTAGTATTAACTCCTGTTAGTAATCCAGCTAAGGTTGCTGATCCGTAAGGGTTTACTTGAACTTCGGTTGCAGAAAGAGCATTACCGCCTCCGTCTACATCAAGACTAGCAACTCGAGCTTTGACTACACTAAAACCGTTAGCGATAATAACTGTCATTCCTACTCCAAGTAAGCCTTTGTTATCAGCGCTTTGAAGATCGATTTTATTTGTTGCCGCAGTAGCGTCAGCTATAGCTACGTCATCAAAAGCTACGTGTAACCTTCCTTGTTCACTCCAAACAACTTGATCAGATGACATAGGCATCTCAGCGCCTACCATACGTAAAAATCCGCTTACAGTTCTGTTTCCAAAACGTTCAACTTCTTTTTCGTATACATCTGGTAAAAATTGTTTTGTAAAATCCATATCCGCTAAGGATAGGTAATTGTCTCCAAATAGTCCTTGAGTTGGACGTGGAGTTAGGGTGTTTAATACAGCACCCGTGTTTGAAATTGCCATAATTTTGTTTTTTTATTTTTTAATGTTTAAGTAATTCTGTTTGATCTATTTTGACCAATTTTAATTTTAAAATCAGAAGATGAATCACCCGATATAGATTTATACTTCGTGCCACTTGGTGTGCTTTCGCTAGATAAAGTACCTCTTGGCGACATGTCGACGTTCTTTGCCTTTGACATACTTTCTTTTAGCGCATCAGCTTTACCTTGTTGGTAGAAGTGATTAGCTACTACATCTGGATTCATTGCAGTAAACAAAGACTTGTGATAACCTTTGGCATTTTCCATTTTGTTAGTTTCTTTGTTAACAAACTTATTTACAAAATTTCCAATATCCATCTGGTTCTCTTTAATCGCATCAGCATCTTTAACATTAAGTCTAAATCTCTTTTCTCCTACTTTGTATTCAAAACCTTTGAATTCATTAGAGAAAACCTCATTAGTCTTTTTCTTAAAAAACTTAGCGTTGTCCTCGGCCACTGTCTGATTTTTATTGTATCGACTGAAAAAATCCATAGCTTTCTGTTGTTCAGGGTTTAATCTAGAACCTGCTTTGATTTCATCATAATATTTAGACTTTAACCCGTCTAGGTGGTTTTTAGCATCTGCAACTTGCTCTTTTAATGCCAATTTCTTTCTTCTTATATCTCGATCTTCATCGATGTCCTCGTCCCAAGAATACAAATCTTCCATTAAGAAAGATCTTTCTTCGTCGTTCAAGTGAGGTTTAGTTTGCTTTAAGTACTCGCTCAATAAATCATTATCACTCATTTTTGAGTAATCTTTATTTAATTGAACATAATCTTCTAAACTTCCTCCAGTTTCGTGCATGAAGTCAACTACTTTTTGAATGTTTTCTGGAAGTTGAGTTCCTTGTTCTTCTGCTTTTTCAATAGCTTCTTCGATGTTTTCTTCTAGCTTATCTGCTATTTCTGTAACTTCTTCTAAAGCAATTTCCTGCACAGGACTTTCTTCTACTGTCTCTTCTACTACTTCTTCAACAGCTTGCTCCTCAACCTCAGCTTTTACTTCAGGTTCAACTTGCGTTTCTACAACTGTTTCTTCAGCAGTTTCTTCAGTAGTTTTCTCAGTAGGTTTTTCTTGAAAATCCCTTAAATCCAACCTAGCTATTCCATCATCAATTTTTTCTTCTTGCTGAGGTTTAACTGGTTCTTCTACAGCAGCGACTTCTACCGCCTGTTCTTCGTTTTTGTCTACGATCTCTTCGACCTTTTCGACTTTCTTTTTTTTAGCCATAATAAAATATTATAAAATTGTATAGTTGTTTTGTTTATCTTGGATCAAAAGCATTTAATCCAAAACCGCCACCCATTATATCATTACCCGATGACTCGAAGTTTTTAGGTGGACTTTCTTTTTTTCTTTGATCTATTAATTCAGATTGCTGTGTAGCTTGAATTTTAGTTCTTTCATCTTTACGATCTTCTTTTTGTGATTCACGTTCTTTTAGTATTTCAGTTTCCATTTGCTTTAACTGCATGTTTAACTTAAACTCGTGATTCATTAATTCTTTTTTAAGCATGGCCTCTTGTTGCATTTTCTGCATCTCCATTTGGATCTTGCCTTGCTCTACTTGTATCTTGCTTTGCGATAATGCTTGATTTTTCTGCACTTCTGCTTGAGCAGCTACTTGCTGTGCTTGTGCGTTTGCTTGAGCTTGAGCTTGGATGTTTTGTTGTTGCATTAACTGGTCTTGCTGTGCTTTCTTTTTCCTTCTTATCTTAAGAACTTGATTAGCAAGCTTTATGTTTTTAATTTCTCTAACATCTATAGCATCTTCTAACTCTATACCATTTTTGGCTAATGCTACTTGAATATTGTTTTCAAGCATTTGCTTTTGCTCTTCGTCTGGTGCTAGGTCAATAAATATACCAAAGTCGTATAAATGCAGATCGCTCATTTCTCTAAGAGTGGCTACATTGTGTCCACCTATCTTCTGTATAAAGGCATCTTTAGTTGGTGAGTACTCTATAATATCAGATATTCTTAATGATATAGACTCGGCCAACTCAGCTGTTAAAAATAATCCACTTTGCAATATGTGCCTTGTAGCAGTATTTGAATTAGCGGCTGCCATTTTTTGTATACCTACTAAAGCGTTCTTATCTGGAGTACTACCATCACGCGCCTCGTTCAATCCGGTGACATCTCTTATCATTTGTAGGTAGTAGTTATATGTTTGTATCAGTGAAGCTAATTTAGCTCCTCCTGAG